GGTAGTTGTTGTAGGTTGTGTCGTCGTTAAACAGACGGTTAGCCACCTGTGATGGGTTAGTCAGATCCAGCAGGCTGATAGAGCGGTCAATTGGAACAGTGATGATTGGTTCCAGGTCAACAATGGTAAAGTCGATCTTGATGTTCAGAGGACGACGATCCAGTGTCCAGCCACCATCACCTGAACCCAGGGTAAAGCTCAGGGTTTCCATCATCCCGGTACGGATAATCGAACGCGACTTACAGAAAGCCTTCAGCATGAACGGCGAGGTGTAAGTAGAACCACCCGCTGTGTTCGGTGCTACCATCGGAAGGAACAACGACAGCAATACCCAGATCTTCATGATCTGTTCATACGGGTGAGCGTAGTTACAGTGCGACGAGATGGAATAGCTTTCTTTGTGCAGGTTGGTCGTCGAACCATCCCAGTGGTCAGCAATCTTCACGTAGCTGTTGTTTACCAACGCCAATGGGATGTTACCAATCACAGTGCCCGACAACGCACCAATTGCGCCTTCCTTGATGGTGTTCACAACGGAGTCGATAATACCGATACCGGTTGCACCACCGGCTACGTCAAAGCGGAAGTCGTTCGCGGCTTTAACCACGGAGTTGAACTTCTCAGCCATAGGCGAAGGAGAGTGGCTGTTGGAGAAGCTATCCGTTACAGGACCAGCACCGCCATCTACTCGGAACGTAATCGCATCAAGACCACCGGAGAATGCGGTCTGCACCAAGTCGGCTACGTCGCCTGCCCAGGTACGGTCATTCGGGTTGTCTTCATACGAGATGGTCTGGCCGCTTGCAATGGCTGCATTACCACCGGTCTGCGAAGAAGCGGGTTGAGGACGGGTCGACTGCTGGTTGGGGTTGATCCCCGGTGTAGCCCCAGGAGCGCCTGCACTCGAAGGCTCCATGCCAGACGCTGTACCTCCCCCACCGGCTGCTGAGGATTGGTCCACACCAAAGGAAGCCAAGCCTTGATCAGCGTTGTTGATGTTGGTGTAAGCCGATTCGTTAGCATACGCGCTGTCCTGCTCAACGAACTTGCCTTCATCATCACCGCGATACTTACCGACCGAACCGAACTCTTTCTCGATGAACTGCTGAGTAGGATCACCCGCCCAAACCGTATCGTCGAAACTAACTTCTTCCATGAGTTGTTGTGCCCGGAGTAGTTTCTCATCCGGTGTGGTTAAAGCCTCGTTATCCATCTGAGCCAGTTTGTTCAACATGACCCGATGTTTACGCGTGCCCTTCATAATCAACCGCATCAGGTCGATCGTGCCATCCTGGTTAATGACGTCGGGCATCAGCAGGCTGAGGTCTTGCACTGCCTTGCTGTTATCGTAGTCAGGCTTACGACCGTAGAGACCGTCAGTTTGCTCCTGGTTACGTTTAGGCAGCACAGGGTCAATGTAACCCAGCTTAACCATCAAGTCGTTCAGGATACCCGTAGAGGCCATGGTGTAAGCACCCATCGCCGGCTTACAGGTCCAGAAGTTGTTCTTGGGGGAATCTGCCAGGAACGACAGGAACTGAATACCGATGCTGATCAGCTGCATCGGCCAGAAGGCAATCGCAGTGGCTGCTTGTCCCATGTAGAAAGCCAATCCTGGAGCACGACCTTTGTTTGCAATGATCGCAGCCGTAGGACTGAACATGTTGGTGATAAAGCTGAGCAAGCCCGCAAACTGGGGCACACTCGGTGTCAGGGTCAAGAGGGTGACGTTGTTTTCGTATACCTCTTTGTACATGCTCCCCATGCCGCCTTCAGACGAATTCAAGAATCGACTGTAACGCGGATCGGTAGCTGGGCTTGATTGAGGAATCGGGTTAACGTAGCGGTTGTCACCTGTTGCACTGCTAAACACGTTGAAGTAACGGTCCCAGTCCATTTGCTGTAGCAGGTCGCTGGGTTGAACACCACGTGTAAGCAATCGAAACGACTTGGTGATAATGTCGCGGTCTCGAATTGTTACGGCCATTGATAAATACCTGGTTTGTGTAAAGAAAAAAGCGGAAGTGGGTGTGACCCCACCTCCGTACAATCAGATGGTGACAGCAGGCGAAGCAGGCTTCGAGTTGCTTTCCATCGATTTCAACAGTCCAGCAATTTGTTGCAACAGCTGGTTGGTCGTATCCTGCTTACCAGTACCCTCACCAACAACAGTAGTGAGTTTCTCCATCAAGCCACCTGGATCAGCCGGAGCAGGCTGCTGAGCCGTAGCTTGTTGTTTAGGCACAGGTTTGCCGTACCCTTCTGGCAGTGGCTGCTTACTACCTTGAGGAGTAGACCCAGGAGCAGCAACAGGACCATTAGGGTTCTCGGTAGAACCACCCTGACCTGGCAATGGCAGCGAGGTGTACGGACCAGGGATCGCTCCCCCACCTGCTCCAGGAGCAACTTGATTACCCCCAGGTGCAGGAGCGTTGCTTTTCATTGCTGGCGTTGGAACGGTCGTTGTATCTGGCGGAGTGGAAGGCATCTGACCCGGATCATACGCTTGATCTTTCGCAGTAACAGTCCCACCCGCTGTTGTGTCTTGACCGGCTGGTTGTGCAGCACCAGCAGCTTGCGCAAACTTGTCAGCCGCTTCCTTCGACTTAAAGCCTACGTGAACATGACCACCCGTAGCACCGGCCGAAGCCTTAGCGTACTCGTTAAGCAGCAGGAAGTCATTTGGACCCATGTTAGCAGTCCGCAGGATGCCCGCTACAATGCTCATGGCCTGACCTGCACCAGTTGCACCGTTGGTCAAGGTGAAGTCCAACGCCAAGCCGAGAGCATGCTTAGAGTTAGGCTTCTTGTTCTTGTGGAACGCATCGTTCAATGCAGAGAAGTAGCGGAAGTTCGGTACCTGACTCTGGATCAGTTGGCACAGACGGATAATACCAGGGTGAGCGTCACCGCCCGCAATGGCCTCTCCTGACTTAAGACGCAAGCCACTCGAGTTAATTCCCGTACCGCCACCGACCAGAGAGCCTGGTTCGCTAGGAGCGCCGTTACCATAGTTCCCGCTGTAATCTGCACCGCCACCGCCTGGAGCCATGAGGCTTGGAGGTGTGCTGTAAGCCCCTGCGTTGCGAGAGCCACCACCTGGAGCTGCACCGATCTGCGGCGTGTTGCCTGTACCGATCGTAGGTGCTGGGTTGCTTCCCCCACCCCCGTACATCGAACCCGCACCTTGAGAAGGCGCTTGGTTCGTACCTTGAGCAGCCGCGTCGTCAGCCTTAAGCTGTCCGCTTTGCAACTGTTGCAGATAAGAGGTGTAGAGTTGGAACCGCTTAGGCATGCCCGGAAGTTCGTTACCACCATTCAAGCCAGTGGCTGCACGACCGAAGTTACCGTCCTGGGTGATGCTTTGCAGAAGCTTACTGTTCTTGTAGAAGTTGACCGCGATAGCCGCCATGACGTTTGGATCGTTCGACGCCAGCTCTGGATTGTTAACCAGGTCAATACCCAGTTGTTGTCCAATGCGAGCGTACTGTGCCCGACCCGTCAGTTGTACCAAGCCACGACCACGATACTTCCACCCATCTCCTGGTGCAATGTTACCCAGTGTCTGACCCTTACCGCCGCCGTAAACGGTGTTAGCGATAGCTACAGGACCCGCAGCAACAAGTGCACGCGCCTGCGCCAGACTGGTAACCTCGCGGAACGTCTTGAGGAGATTCTCAGGAGTGGTATACCGCATGTTTTCGACAGTACGACCAAAGCCCTCTGTTTCGTAGTTGGTGAGTGCCAACATCTCAGCAATAGCACGAGGGTCAGTGAAGCCTTGTTTCAACATCTCGCGAATGATGAGTTGCTCTGCCAACTGCTTAGGAACTTTAACACCGTTATCCTGACCATCGGCCGCCTGTACACCGCTCAAGTCCAAGTGACTGGTATCGCTGTCACCGGTAAGCGGTTGGTAGCCGTAGGAATTACCCGGGGTCTGATAAGCGCCGCCCAGGTTGTAGGTGTTACCAGTGCCTGAACCGCGACTGGTGTTCGTACCGTACTGCCCACCCAAGCCAACGTCACGACTATTTCTAGCCTTGCTCACGTCATCGACGTTTGCGCGTTTCGTTGTAAAGTCACCGCCCGTCTTGTGAGGGGAGATAGCCTTAGCCCAGGACTGGGTGTTCGTTTTACCGGCTTCCTTTTCCGGGTCTTTCAGTTTAGCCGTTGTACTGGCTTCACCAAGCACGTCCAACATCCTGTCAACACGGTCTGGTTTACCCGGCGATACTGCGTCTTTGAACGGTGCGGCCCTGACATTCCAGATCGGTACAATCAACCCAGCGCCTGGTTCCACCTTGGTCTCTACCAGCGCCTTGGCGATCTCATAACGCGCGGTTACCGACAGGGATCTCCACACCACACCCGGATTACCACGACGGTAGTTCTGGATAAGGTTGAAGTAGTTCAGCAACGTTGGCATAAAGCGGTCTTTAAACCACCGGCACCAGTTATCTGCGTCACCCTTGTCAAGACGGAAGGCCTCTTTGAAGATGCCGAACATGTCACCAACCTGACCTTTGAACTGAGCACCCCCATCTGCAATAACGATGAGAGACTCGCAGTAGCGTTCCAGTTTCAGAACGGCTTCCACACGCCAGGTCAAGTCTTGATCGTTACCGTAGCACGCCAGACGGATACCCGTGAGCATGTCCACTGGACGATTGTCAGGCAGCAAGTCTTTGATGAACACTTCACCAACTACTTTGGAGACCTTGTAGCCACCATTCAACTGGGCCAGCTGAGTATCGATCTCGTTCAGGCGGTCCTGTGCTTTGATAACGGCTTGCAACTTATCGTTGCTATCAAAGAACCCGCGAGGCTGTGCCAACACAGCTTGCAGAGCGGCCTGCTCCTTCTTCATCGCCTCAACACCTTGCGGTGTCTTGATCGCTTCAGCATCGGCAGACGTATCTGTTTTACGGTCGATGTACTTCTTCAGCTCTTCCAGTAAGTTGTTGCAACGTACCACGGTGGTCTTTTCACCCAGCAACGGGGTATCCGGATCGATCTTAGCAACGATCGAGTAGGGAAACGGCATCACCGAACCGAGGGTCTGGTGAACCTGTTTGGCGACCTTGTATACGTCTTGACTGACAGCATCGTCGTAGTCCTTTAACGACTTCAGCTTAACCACATCCAGACAGGCCATGTAGGTCAGGTACACCGGTTTGAAACGACCGTTGAACCAACTGAAGATGCTGCCAAGTTGTTGCTTGTCTTTCGGGTCAGTGATGAACGCTTGCAGGATCTCTTGTAGTGGAGCATCTTTGGAGAACGACGCACGACCGTTACCGATCACCACGTAGTTGGTAAGCTTCTCCTCGATCTGCAAGATCTTCTTGCCCAAGTCGCTGTCAGGATCCGATACACCGTACTGTGTCATCCGGAGGTCGAACTGTTTCCCCGAGCCTCGTTTGACATAACGGTAGATCCCGTAACCAATTGCACCTACAGCAACAGCCGCCAGCACATACGGGTTAAGCAACAGCGGAGCCATTGTAGTCCAGGCACCTGCCAACAGCGGTGTAGCCGCAGTCGCCATGGCACCCAACCCAATGTCCACACCTGCTGCCGCAGCAACCCCAGTAGCCATTTGGTAACCACCAATTACAGTGGTGGCAGTGGTGGCAATATCTCCGATCTGGTTCAGCGCGCCGCCTTCGTCAATGAAGCCTGTGTTAACCAGCGCATCAACGCCCAAGCCCACTGCCAGACCAGCACCCACCTTCATGCCACCTTTTGCAACGCGCCCACGAGGAGCCTTGCGATCACGGAGCTGTTTTGCGCGCTCTGCTTTCGTACGCTTCTTCCCGCGCAGATGGTCAAAGGTATCAACACCCGCACCCGTCAGACTGCCTGTGCTAACGAGGGTGTAGATACCCTTCGCAATTGCCGCAATCCCTGTGGCCATAAACGGAAGCACTTTAATACCGATGTTGGCAAAGGTACCGAGTGTCTTGAAACTGTTCCACAGCGTGCCCGTGAAGAACTTAGTAAGACCGAAGATCCCACCAGCGATAGCACCCAGACCGTCTTTCAACAGACCGAAGATACCCTGGCTTTCTTTCTTCTCCTTCTTACCACCGCCACCAAAGAAGCCCATACCCTGAGACATCTTAATCAAGGCATCCTGAGCGTCTTCGGCTTTCTTCTCCTTAGCCTTTTCCAACTTGTCGGCACGGGAGTTAAGACGGTTGTTCTCTTCGGGCTGCTCACCCAATTGCTTACGGATACGTGCTTTGATTTGCTCGGCAACATTCCCGAAGCTGGCGTCCTTAGGCTTGGCATCTTCCGCCTCCCGGCGTTCCAATTCTTCAGGCGATACTTGAGCCTGTTGAGCACCCTTTGGAATCTCCAGCTTTTCCTGAGGTGCCGATGGTGCAGAGGCTGTGGTTTTCAACTTAACTTTCAGCTTAGGAGGTTTAACGCTCGTTACCGGAACGTTGACGTTCTCATCCCCCACCGGTGTATCCACTGTCGCGCCTGGCATCTCCAGTGCGTAACCCCAGTGCTTCAGCAGCAAGTGGTAGATACGGTCGACCGAGTTAACGATCGGGCTGTAGTCAGCCTTGAAGGCCTTTACAGTGGCATCCTTGGCCTTACCGAATGCAGGACCCGCTTTCTCCCGGGCTTTGTTGAACAGGTCGAGACCCCATTCTCCCAGTTTCTTGCTAGCAGCACCCAGCTTGTTAACGCTCACACCCATCGAGGTACGCAGACCACGATCGTACTCTTCCTGGGTAATGATTATGTCACCGTTCTTGTCGTAGACCGGTCCGTCGATCTCATGCCAGCCTGTCAGCTGAACCGCCTCACCACCCTCACCACGTTTCCAATACTCACCGGCAGCAAAACGCTTACCTACGAGCACAGGTGATTTCTCACCCTCCTTGTAAACGTCCATCTGGTGGAAGCGATTAACGATACGGTCTTTCAGGGCCACAGCACGACCGAATGGATCAACCCACTTGAACGCCCGCATAGCAAAGTCACGGATCTTGCTCAAACCGCTGAGCAATACTTCCTTGTTCTCCTTGGTAAACAGTTTACCGGCCAGACGACGTGCACCAATAATGGTGTCGTTGGTCTTGTCCTTAACGCTACCAGTGATCTGCTTCCACGACGTAATGAGGAATCCTTTCGTTGCGTCGTAGTAGTTACGGTTGGCCAGTTTGTTCGCTTCCAGGATCGGGGTATCAGAACCCTCCTCATAAAGGTCTTCACTGTCCAGAGCAGCACGGGTTTTCGACATGCTGTGAATCTTGCCGTAAGCCAAGGCTACCGCAGCACCACCACCCAGCAATGCAGCCGCTTTAGGGTCGTGGATTGCATACGCTGCCAAACCACCCAACAGACCACCCAATACCAAAGGCTGAGCATCCAGGAGTTTATCAACCCCTTTGTTGAACATGTCCTTCAGGTTGGTTGCTTTCAGACGTTCAATGATCGAACGCTTACCGGCACTGATGTCGTGCTTGTCTTCGGAGGTAGGTGGTTTACCACTACCCGGTTGGTTGTGAAGGATACGAGTCAGGAGGTCATTACGCTCCACACCCATTTCCACCAGACGCTTCACCTGTTCATTTAGGCTGGTCATGCCAGCGTTCAACGGATCGAGGTTCAACATCTGAGCCAGCGGGTTGCCTGGACCTCCCATGTTGTTAATGGCTGTCTTCAAATCGCCCATGCTTGCCAGGGATTCAGTCAGCTTGTCCATTCCTTGAACCTTAACACCCTCTGGAGACTCCTCTCCGGGGATTACAGGCGTTCTGTTACCGAAGGTCGGCACAGTGTAAGGGAAGCCACCAAAGCTCCCTGGACGAGTCGGTAGGGGGGTACGATCCGGGATCTTCGTATTACGGCGATTGGGGTCGGCAATGTACGAAGCGATAGCATCCTTGATCATGTCCATGTTGATGTCATCACGGTTATACTCATCCGTGACAATCAACCCCGATTCTTTCAAGGCATCGTAACTACCGGTGCCCTTATGAATGTCCAACTGTGCAGCAATGTCAGGAACCAGGTTACCCAGGCTCTTAACGGCATCGGCCACACCCACAACGTTCTTACGGGCCTTTTCAGTTGGCAGGTAGCCCGCCATCTTGATGCGGTTGGCATCAGAACCCGTTTCGAAGTCAGCGATGTGTTTGTCGGTAATGTCGAACGCAGCTTTCATGGCACGACGGATTTCAGCAGCAACCTTCGGACTAACGCCCGCATGCTCATCCAGCTTCAAGAAGTTCCAAGGCGTGAACGCCTCTTCCTTGTCGCTACCCATGATCAGTTCCATCGACAGCGCTTTCTTGGCCTCAGGGCTGAGTGCACCTAACCCCAGTTGGTCAATCGTGTCTGTGATGTTGTTGGAGGACTGAGCCACCGAACTGAAGCTGTTGCGGTCGAGAACCTTGTTAACAACGTTGTTAACCTTTTGGTCGTGAGTAATGAAGCGGGCCTTTACGTAGTCATACGACATCGGCTTGAGCTTGTCTTCACCCGTCCGGATCTTCTCCAGCGACAGGTGGATCTGGCTCATCCACTGTGGAATGATTTCGTTCAGCGTACGGTCACTGCGACGGCTCCAGTGAGTTTGTTCGTAGCTGTCAGCCAAAGTACGATTGGTCAGCGAGTAACGACTACCACTGTTAGACCACGAGTTCTCGTACAACGACCCCAGACCCTTGTTAGCAGTCTTCTTCAGGGTGTTGAGAACTTCCCACTCCAACTTCGGCGTAGGCTTAGCACCCGGTGGCAACGAAGCCAGGTACTCGTCGTAGTCTTCATGACCGTTAACGTCCATACCACCGACGTAGTGACGCTGCATGGCGTTAACCAGCCCAGCTGCGTTACCCGTGGTGTAGGTTGCGACGTTACCCAGATCCTCCATTCGCTTATAGGCGTCTTCTGCCCACTTCGCTTGTTTCGGATAGTTCTTCTTGAACTTGGCGAGGTACTCACGTGCTCTGCCCGACTTCATAATGCGTGGCAGTTGGCTAATAAACAAACCAGCCGCAGCATTACCTGCGATGTCACCGAGGTTAAGGGTCATGCCCTCAGTCATCTCAGTGGCCATGCGCAGAGAGCCTACAACGTCGCCTACAGCCCCGATCGTGTCACTCCGTGCATCCTTACCGAACTTGTCGTTAATGAACTCAGAGATGCCACCGAACTTGCTCTTGACGCTGCTGAAGAACTGCGAACGGATTTCCTTACGGATAGCCTGGCTGTGAGAGGTCTTCTCATAGTCCGACATCTTCGAGAACTCACGAATACTCTTCAGTTCACTGATGACGCGGTGTTGAGCCGCTTCCTGGAACTTGTAGTACTTCGCGTTCGTCAGGTACATCCGTGTCATGACGTTCAGCTGCATGGCATCGCTACGGGCTTGTACCCGACGCTGATGATCCAACAGCTGTTCCATGAGTTGGTTGTTGCGTACCAGGGAACGGTTCAGCGTGTTCATGCTGCCGATGGTACGACCACCCACCTCGGCCATCATGTCCATGGTGCGGTCGGCGATGGTCTCCATGGTGTTGCGTTCTAGGAGGGAGTTAGCCTCGCTAGCTTCCATGGCCATCTTGACCTGATCTTCGCTGACGTCTTCCATTCGAGGGGTGCTATCACCCTCAGAAAAGTCGGTCTTTTCCCAGTCAGAAAAATCGTGGGAACTGAACTTCATCAGCTGATCGGAGATTTTATTAGGACCCCCTTTACCGAGTTTGGTTCCGGCCCTTTTTGCGAGGTACTGGAGGTCTTGTACCGTCTGGTAACTATCTCCCTTAATTTCCTCCATTACTTCGCGACGACGCTGGTTTAACTGAGCGACGTTACTGAATGCGCCAAGCCAAGTATTGGGCAAAACCATTTTGAGGGTGTTAACCCTGGCATCGGTGTCACCTACGGTCTTGCCGACGACACCCGAAAGGAAGCCGGTAGCAAAGCTTCTGATAAAGCCCGCTTTGGGTTTATCAAAATCGTCGTCAAAGTCTAGATCGCCACCAAAGGGATCGTCGTCCCATGAATCGAAATCATCGGCCATCTTTAACTCCCAAGGGATAATTTTTAAATGAAACCCACAAACCTTACGTTACTGGACTTTAACAAAATCGGTCCACCTGTGTTTCAACCGGTGACGTCCACTGACGCGTTTGAAGGCATGACCCAAAACCTCAACGAGGAAGGTCTTTATTCTCCTGAAATCTTCGGCAAGTTGGGTAGCAAAGAGCGCGACGAGACCGAAGCGTTTATCGATACCAAATTAGAAATATTCAACCCAACGTACTTTAAAGCGATGATTCAAACAAAGTCGCTTTACCTCGGAATTATCAAAGGCACGGAATACGCCGTCTGGGACCCGCAGGCCAAAGATTTCATAAAATCCAACCTCCTCGACGGGGAGACTGGTTTCAGTTTCTTTGTGAGTCACTTCAAAGAATTGCAACCCACCCTGTCCGAGAGTTACAAGCGTAAACAAAAGGTTGAACTGGTTCAGCGCTTCAAGCCGATTGCATTGGCGAATAAGGTTCTGGTTCCGCCCGCCGGTCTTCGGGACATTGAGTTCCAACCGGATGGTTCTTCAGTAGAACCTGAGATCACCGACCTATACCGCAAGCTGTTGTTCCGCACGCGGGTAGTGTCACTGGGTAGCAAGGAAGATGGTGACAACCCACTGTATGATACGGTGCGTTGGGGACTTCAGAGTTCCTACAACGATATCGATCAGTACATCTTCGATCTGATGGACGGGAAGTCGGGTCTGTTCCAACGTCGGGTTTCGACTCGGGGTGTGGTGTCGGGTACTCGTAACGTTATTACCGCCCGTAAGGTCTCCAGAGAACACTTGCACAAAGGGAACGGGGTTAACCCGAACTCGGTGGACATGGGTCTCTATCAAGCGTTGCTGAACTTTCAGTACGTTTGTATTCACGCATTGCTCACTAAGTACCTGGGGGATATTTTCCAGCCAGGCTCCCAAAACGTCAAGTTGGTTAACACCAAGACTCTGGAGTACGAATATGTCGAGGTCGCAGCAGCTGTTGTCGAAAAGTGGTCAACGGCCACAGGCATCTCCAAACTCTTCAACGGTTTCGGAAACGCTCGACTCCGCTCCAAACCCATCATCCTTTCTGGGCACTATCTGGCGCTGGTGTACGACGACGGTCATGATGTTTGTGTCCTGAGTGACATCAACGATCTGCCTGCCGGGAAAGATCGTAAACTGGTGACACCTATCACCTACATGCAGCTCTATTACCTGTCCTGCCACAAAGTCATTGGCGAACAGGTTTCCCAGCAGACGCGTTACCCGGTAATCGGTATCGGTTCCATCTTCCCTGCCAAAGTTAACCTCTTGAGCATTGAAGGGGCCAAGCCGCGAACCATCCGTAACTCCGAGTGGGATGTGATCGAAGAGTGCATGCGCTATCCGCACAACCTTGAAAAGCCTGATTACTTTGACGCCATGTCGGTAGACCCAAGTCGTGAAGCCGGTCTCGATTCCGACCACGACGGTGACATGCTCAACAGTAACAGTGTCTGTGCCGAAGACAGTAAGGCTCAGGTTAACGATCTATTCGGTAAACGTGAGTACTACATCAGCGGCAGCAATCGGTTCCTTTATGACCCTGTGAACGAACCTATCTTGTTTATGCTCAAAGCCGCCACCAGCGGTATGGAGAAATAAAGGTATGAATATCCCATCGGCGAACACGCTGAGTCCCCTAGACGCAGTAACGGGGGATGAAGCACTCTACCCCCAGTTCTACCGCGCCTTTGTACAGCGTAAGCGTCAAGAGTTGATCGCCCCTGTGTTCATCGGGATTGGCGAGATTATCTTGCCACGTGGGTCGCTGGTTCACTTCTTCCCAAACAACCCACAAGAGATCGGTCCTTCGATTTCTGAAGCCTTTATCAGCAACTACCCGGATGAGGTGTTTGTTGAGTTCCCGGCGAAGTACACCCCGGTGATTGGCAACGGTCGCGCAGTACAGATCGAACCCCGCAAGATCATCACGGGTTATCGTGGGTCGCACTACAAGTACAACTGGACCAAGGACATCAACACGGTCTACAACAAGGACAAGGTACTGGTTGTTAAGAGCTACGGCCTCGCCGACATGCTCTGGCATCCACGTGCTTCGCTGTTTATCAATTTCGAGAAGTATTACAACCACTTCAACCTGTTGATGGATGGCGTTAACGAAGAAGCTGAGCGCAGCAAACGCCGTAAGCAGTTCTACCGTATTGACCTGCCGCTGCACATGCCGTCGTTTACTGACCTGATGATCGACTACGACCATTACGTCGAAAGCTTCCGTGACGGTAAGCCGTTGCCGAGCAACAAGACCGTTCGGACTACCAAGCAGGAGAACTCCTACTGGTTGATGGACTGGATGGCGTTCCTGTTTGGTGACAACGAATTCAGTCTGCTGAATAAGCTGTCTGATAAAGCGATCGAAGATTTCCACCTGATCTTTGTTTTCAACAGTCGTGCACTGGTGATTCACCTGGGTACGCTGAAAGGGTGGTTGGATGCAGAGATGGATCCTAAAGCAAAAGCCAAGGAAGGCAGCGCGCCAAAGAGCAACCGTGATAAACACGGAAAGCGTTTGAACGCATCCAAGCGTGTTTACCTGGCCTTGCTGAACCTTACCCGAGGTGGTGTCTCGGAAGAGGAAGTAGTAAAAGAGGAAAAATCCGATGGAAGAGGAGAAGAAACAGCGTCGGCTGGGGGCGTGGTTGCAGAAGCGCCGGGAGCTGAGAAAGGGAAAGGCAAAGTATCCGGTGGATCCGGAGAAGGAACGCTTCCTCGCAAAAATGACAGTAAGCGAACTGTTGATCATCCTGATCCTCTCCGTGATGCTTTCGGTGGCGGTCAAAAAGCTGACGACGGAGTTCATGAAGGGGCCGGACAAGAGGGAGACGGAACAAATTCTGAAAGCCTTGAAGAGTGGACATCACACGTAGACGACCGTCTGCTGGAACAAGACAAGGTGGTTGCAGATACTTCGATCAAGAAGGATCCGTTTCCCAAGTTTGAAAGTGGCGTAGGGGCTGCTCTGGAAGAAGTAGCGCGTGAGGGTAAGCTGTCTGTTTCCACTCAGCAGTTCTTCATGCGTAAAGCGACTCAGGTGTATCACATCGAAATGGAAAACGGCCAGAGTCTGGCTGAATACATGGAGATCAAACCAGAGGAGCTGAAGACGCTTACCAGCGACGCAAAGATCGAGGGTAACTTCCCCACGATTCTCGACCAATCGATGCTCCAGAGCCGTGCCAAGGTCTTGAAGCAGGGTTATGTGGACAAGTTCCTGCATAAGGACATTGCCCGCATGGCAGTCGGTATTCAAAACGCCGGCTTTGCGTTGAACGACTACAAGCATGAGCAGATCCACGGTGTAGAAGGTTCCTACGACGTTGTGACGATGCAAGTCCACCACGTTGATGGCGAACAGTCGACTCACCAGGTTCGCTTCCCTATGGTGAACAAGGACAGTTCCTTCACTGTTGACGGGGTTAAGTCCCACCTGCAACTGCAACGCATGGAACTGCCGATCCGCAAGATCGACGCCAGTACTGTGTTGTTGACCAGTCACTACGACCGCCAGCTCATGGTGACCCGTAGCAAGAAGGTTGTGGACGATCTGGGTGTGTGGCTGAAGAAACAGATCCTGCTGCGTGCTATGGCTGACAAGGACATCACGCTCAGTCGTGGTAATGGTCGTAACCGTGACTATACTGGTCCGCGGATCTACACCATCTTGGCCAGTCGTTTCCAGTGGATCAATGTCGGCGGCTACATGCTGGACTTCCGCATCGAGAAGCTGCTGGAAGAGTATCCAGAGTTCAAGAAGTTCACCAAGCCGGACATGTTCCTGGTGGGCGTCAAGGACAAGAAGCCGATCACGATCGACAGCTACGGCAACCTCTACCTGGACGGTGTTGAGTTTAACACCTTTGAAGGGTTGATGGGGATCAACTTCAGCAAAGCACCTAACGAACATGCCGTGATCAACATCAGCGGCTTTCAGTTTCCTCTGGGTGTTGTGCTGTGTTACTACTTCGGGATTGACGAACTGCTGAAGATCGTTAAGGCTACCACTCGAAGTGTCCCTATGGGTACCCGGCCTAAGTTGGCGGATGATGAATACGCCATTCAGTTCAACGACGAGTATTTGATCTTTAACCGTCGTGAGAAACTGTCCACCTTGATCTTCGGTGGGATGCCTAAGTTGAACAACATCAGTAACTTCAGCCGAAGTGACCTGAACAACAAAGGTATCTGGGGTCCGCTGATGGGAGACCCTAAGGTTCGTCCTTCTCAGTTCCTGGAGATGAACCTGCTGTACAAAATGTTTATCGACCCGGTCACTAAAGACCAGTTGAAACGCATGGGTTACAGCGAGTCCTTCCATTACCTGCTGATCGATGCTGCGAAGCTGCTGGAAACCGACTACACCCCTCACGAGGTGGAATTGGAAGAACAGCGGATCGTTGGCTATGAGCGTTTCGCAGGGCACTTCTACAAGGTCATGGTAGGGGCATCGCGTCAGTTCTTCAACAAAGGTAAGGGTCGTAAGCAGAAGCTGGAGATCAACCCTGAAGCTGTGATCATGAACATCCTCAAGGACACCTCGGTTAACCGGGTAGAGGAAGTGGGCCCAATTCACCAGTGTAAGGATCAGGAGGAACTGACCTTTGGTGGCACGGGTGGTCGCAGTGAGATCACGGTAGTTAAGCGCGCACGTGTGCAGCTGAAAAGCTATCGTGGCAAGATCTCTGAGGCGAACAAGGATAGCGGCAAGGTAGGTTTCGTAACTTACTTGACGTCTGATCCTTTGATCCTCGACTACCGCGGCAACATCGACACCAAGAGTAAACCATCTGCTACCTCGCTGTATTCGGTAACAGGTAACCTCGCATTCGGTATGAACAAGGACGATACCAAGCGTGGCATGTTTACCTCGACTCAGGCGTCTCAAGCGGTCAGTGCTGAAAACTACACCATGCCAATCACCCGCACAGGCTATGACAACATCATTGCTCAGCGGACCTCTGAACTCTACAGCAAGGTTGCTAAAGAGGCCGGTAAGGTAACGGCTGTTGAAGACGACCATATGGAAATCACCTATAACGACGGCAACACTGAAAAGTATCCGTTGGGTTTGGTTATTGGTGAAGCCAGTGGTGAGTACCATCGTCACACCCGCGTTACCGATATGAAAGTCGGCGACAAGTTTACGAAGGGTGAGATCCTGGGTTGGGACAAGCAGTGGTTTGCGCGTGACCCATTCTGCCCAGGACAAGTGGTTTGGAAAAACGGTCGTCAAGTTCGTATTGCGCTGGTAGAAGACCAAGACACCTACGAAGACTCCATCGCGGTTTCGAAAGAGATCATGGAGGAATCGATTACCCCGTTCCTGACGAAGAACACCTTCGCCGTGGATGTGGATAAAGTTGTGACCTTCCGGGTTAAACTAGGTGACCAAATCGACTACGACGCGATTTTATGCGAAATTGAAGAGAGCCACCTGGCGGGGGCTGGAGAGGCGAATAGCCAAGTCGGGGATATCAACCGTCTGGGGATCAAGCAGATCCGCTCCAAGTACCACGGCCAGGTCGTGAAGATCGAGGTGATGTACAACTCACCCGCGGAAAAGATGTCGGACAGTGTGCGTAAACTGGTTGCTGCTTCGGACAAAGAACGCAAGCGCATGTCTTCGATTGATGGCAGTGTTCCAACAGGTAGCGTGAGTAACAACCTCAACGTGAGTAAGCCTGTATTGTCACCAGGAAAAGTATTGTTTACTGTCTACGTCGAATCCATGGATGGTTCTACCACCTCGGACAAATACGTAATTGCCAACCAGATGAAAGGTACTGTCAACGGTGTAATGAAGAAGCCGTTGATGACTCAAGACGGTCGTGTGGTAGACGTCAAGTGTAGCTTTAAAGGCGGCTTTAACCGCATGGTACTGAGCTTACGGGATCGACTGGGTACAAGTGAACTGTCGGTTGGGGTTACCAAACAGGCTATTGCCATTTACAGAGGTAAGTAAAGATGAGCTTCCGGACAGTCAACGGGGTTAAGGACGTACAAGTGGTTCTCGAAGAGAGCCATGTCTACTCTGGCGGTATTGACGGCGTCTGGGGTGCTGGGTCGGCGAATGGGGTTCTGAAGCTTCTTCAGGACTACCATTTGTTCCTGAACGGGGGGCGCTCTGTGCCCCTCCCAGTTACCGCAGGCAAGGGTCTTGAAATACAAGGCATCAAGGACATCCAGAGCAACCTTAAGCTGGTGGGTCTGTACACCGGTGAAGTTGACGGTATTCCGGGTAACGGCAGCCTGGGTGGTTTGCGTCAAGCAGCCTTCAGCTATGCCAAGCGCAACAAGGTTCCGTTCTACGACCTCGGTTGGAGTGCACGGGTTCCTGCGGCCTTCACCAAGAAGGTACGTGACTGGGCTACACAGCGCAGCATGTTCCCCGGTGCGGCTTCTGCACTGATGGCGTGCATGTGCTTTGAATCAGGCGGCACCTTCCGTCCTGATAAACAGAACAACGGCGGTAGCAACTACTGGGGTCTGATCCAATTCGGTAAGGACGCGGTAGAAGACTTGGCTAAAACGTTTGGGTTGAAGATCACCCTGGATGACGTCAAGGCCATGAGTCAACTGGATCAACTCGATCTGGTGTTCAAGTATTTCGAAATGTGGCAGAAGCGCGGCAAGGTTTACAAGCGCCTCGAAGACTTCTATCTGACGATCTTCTATCCCGCTGCTGTGGGTAAGGGTCCAGACGAAGTTCTGTTCACCAAAGGTTCTGAGGTTCCTATCATTGCCAAGTCGTATGTCCAGAACAACGGATTCGACATCAACAAGGATGGGGCCATCACCGTGGGCGAGATCTGTACTCGTCTCTACGATTTCTATTACCAAGGGATGTCGGTCAAAAACCGTGTCTCCAGCCCTTCACCACTCTAACCCTACCAGGAGATCGGTCCGATGACTGATAAAGAGCAACTCATCACCAACATCGTCACGGTAGCCAATACCGTGGAGGTGGTCAAAAAGACCCTCGCCAAAGTAGGGTTGCAGTTCCTTGCCCCTTTGGGTGAATCCGTGCTGGATGAGAAAATCAGCAAGGCTATCGTGGGCTGCGTTCAAGGAGCGTCGAAATGATTCGTGAATCCAGCATTGCACTGGGCGAACTGATCGCCGTTGGCGGGGGTACCTTCCGCCCGAGTCAAGTGATCGCCGGCCTGAACGGTGAGTCCTCTGGCGCCCTGGCCTTTACTGACAACTTCCGTCAGGAGATCATGGATGCCAGCCAAGGCAACATGCACACCGAAACCGTTGAAGGCGCTTCTGATCGTCTGGCTGAGATGATCCGTGAGTCGTTGGGCAACATCCGCACTTACGGCGTGCCAATGGCGCGTCGTGTGTTGAAGGACACCCAGCTGCTGTATTCGCGTAAACAACTGCAAAGCCTGACCGAGCAGTTGGTCGAAGTCCAGTACATCAACGTGGACAACGGCTTCTTCGAATCGGCACTGTATCCAACTGAAGTCCGTGACAAGTCGCTCACCTACACCGGTGTTGACCTGAAGTTGGCCAACCAACTGAAATGGCGCTGGCCTGATCAGAAAGAGATCATCGACTTCATCGGTGCTTCTCACGGTGACCTCATCGCCATCCTCGAAGATGACGACGAAAGTCTGACCGACGCGGCCAGCCGTATCTCCGATTTCGGCGAACTGCAACAACTGTTCACGAACAACGACGGTATCTTCGATTTCTCGCAAATCAAGTCTGTTCGTTTCGTGCTGCTGCTGAAGATGTACGTCCTGCTGACCAAGATGTACTTCAGCGAAGATCCTGCGCCGTGGCTGGAAACGGGTGAACTGTCGACCTACCGCAGCTTCGTGAGCCTGCTGTGGAACGGCATGACTCTGTACCTCATCAAGCTGAAGCAGGTGGTGCAAGTGTACCGTCAGCGTCAACTGGTGATCGTGCCGGAGAAGCAGCCTTCGCTGACGCCTCACAGTCAGTCGCAATACGGTGACACTCGTTTCATGCAAGCCAAGCTGAAGGTGTTCTACACCAACGGTATCCTGGACAAGATCCAGTCGGCAGGCGTGGGTTTCACTGAATCGCTGATGGGTTACTACTGGGCATCGCTCACCGGTACCCCGATGACCATGACCGACTTCATCGCTGATGTGGGTAAAGGCGGTGTTCACGCCAAGGCTTACTACGGCCACATCCACGAGAAGCTCTCGACTCAGTCGCGTGACCTGTTCATCAAGGGTGGCGTTAAAGCGATCTTCGACTTCATCAGCGAGAACCCTGCGCTGCTGGAACGTGCGAATGCCAGTCGTGGCGAAAACCAGATGCTGATGAGCTGGGTAGCGGGTACCTTTGCCGGTCAACTGGAAAAGGCTCACTACATTCTGGCTGAGCGTTTCAGCGGTGATGCTGTGCTCGACGTTGCCGGTGGCGATGACGGTGCTGATCCTCGTCTGGACGCACTGCTGGAAACCACGCTGATCCCTGCGTTCCTGCGTGCCTGTGGTGCCACCCTGACGGCGGACATCATCGAAGCCACCTTCGTGGACACGAGCAAAGAAGACAACGTCATGGACAAGCGTGAGCGCCTGACCGTTGCGGTGGTTAACGAACTCGTGAAACGCCTGCTCGGAGCTTAACCGATGGACGTCGGCAATCTCAAGCACGACCCCAAGATTGCAGACCGTCTGTTAATTGAAATGGAAGATGGGTCCGTTATTGCTAAACGCGATTTCGAGATTCATCTTCCTAAGCGTTTCGTTGACAGCGGCATGGCAGAGGTTGGGGAAACAGTCACAACGCCAGTGGTGCTTGGGTTGGTGATTCCAGGGGATAGTTACGCTCCCCTGATGTCATTGATGGACATTACCCTCGTTCCGTTGAGCATTCGTGAAGTTGCAATCAAGGGCACCCAGTACCTGGTGTTGGAGTTTACCAAAGGTGACACGGTAATCGACAACATCAACGTGCTGCAAGAGCCCAATCGCCCGTACGCGTATTACATGGAGTTCCTCTACTACGCCAAGCGTCCTTGGTATGTCACTGAAAACGCCTTGTCGTCGATGTTTGACTTGGCGGCTTCGCAGAGTGGCGACCCGGTGGGTAGCAGTCCTCAGGTGATGCGCGTCTACATGTCATTAATGTTCCGTGATCCAGACAACCTGGAGAAGCCGTACCGGTACAGTAAGGCGATGTTGGAAGGACGACCTCCAGTCATTGTAGGTCTTAATAACAGTGGGCTCCTGATCGACGGTACGTTCCCGAAAATCATGGGCGGTTACCAACGTGACAACACGGTAGCGGCTATTGTGAACCCTGATGACCGTGTTACTGACCTGGAGAAGATTATTAAAGGGGTCCCAGTATGAGCCAGATACTTACATTTGGTAGCACGGTGTTGGAAGGTAGTGGTAAGCGCGGGATCCTCAAACCGATGGAGCCCGGCGGTCATTACTACCTGATGAACGCGGGTGGTTTCAACATCAAAAACCGCGGTGGCGTGGGTTATCGTTTCAATGACTACGTCAAAGAGTGCATGAACCCAGACAGCGACCTGAACCGTCGTGCAGCGGAAAATCAGCTCTGGTGTGAGTTGGGTCACCCTCCGCAGTACTTCTGGACTCGTGAAGGTGGTCGTATTGTTCAAACGCCTATCACGGATCTGTATCAGTGGATCCATCGTCTGCGTACAGTGTTGGAACCCAACGTCTGCGCGTCGATCCGGAAGATCCACTTCCTCTTGACCGGTGGCGATAAAGACCCGGTGCACAACAAAGTAGAGATCCGTTCATTCGGCCCTCTCAAAGAAGTGTTCCAGGACAGCATCGAAGACCCGGACATGAACACCGCAATCTCCATCCGCACGGTGACCAAGCCGCAACAGATGGGTGATCGTAACCGTGAAGTTGAGTACTGGACGGGCTACGACGTGGTGATGGAGCAGGGCATGTTGAACGCCTGCAAACACCGTACCGCAGGTCTGGAGGACTTCCTGTCTTCGGCCCTGTACAACCCAGAGCCTGCGGAAGTTATGGCAACGGTTGATGAGTTCCTGTTCATGTGCAAGCAAACGGTACACGGTGAGGCAGCGAAAGCTCGCTTTGCAGGTACTGAAAGCTACGAGCGGGTTACTTCGATGATCCGTGAAGTAGAACAGCGTCTTCGTGGTCAGCATGACAAGAAGATTCAGGTTGTTCGTTCTAGCGCTCTGTCGATCTTCAAGTAACACCCTTTATAACTGCTACCGGGGTCGCCCCTGGTAGCAGTTATATTTATTCACGGCACCACGATACATATAGCAATTAGTGCATTTTGTTAAAAACCATGAGGATGAAGTTAATGGATACTCAATCGCGTGCGGCTACGCAGCTGTTGGAAACACTGTCTTTCGTAAACACACTGCGCGAAGTCACCGGCGGGGTTAAAATCATTCAGGCTCTTCTGGAGACTTCCTCGAAAGAGTGGGACAACTCCAAAGACGCCAACACCGACACTCACCTGATTCAGGGTGTAGCGGTCAGCACCAAGAAGTCCGATGCTGTTCACGTCTATATCGCCAAGATCGTGGCACAGCACATGCGTTCGGTGGGCAACCGTCAAACGGCGTGGACCAAAGGCACCATCGCTTCTGAGCACCACACCAACGTGGCTATCACCAACCGTATCGCAGCCGGTGACTTCCAGACTCACGTCGATCTGTTCAAGATTGTTGCTGGTCGTCTGCTGGGTTACGACGATGGTCTGTTCGACTTCGCTCTGGCTGAAACACCGCGTGACAAAGCAGAAACACTGGTTGCCTACATGGCCACTCGCTTCGACCTGTCGGATGACCGCAACTGCGCACTGTCCGATTACCCGAATGCGATCGACTTCGCTGAAATGATGTTCGAAAAGGATGGGTTCAACAACGAATACTTCCTCAAGACCATCGGCCAGGTTATCTCGTACTTCGCGAATCCTACCAACGACGCCGGTAGCCATCTGACCGATCCGTTCGACGTAATCGACATGCTGGCCACTGAGTCGGACTTCGACTCCCTGACGTCGGCTACAACGCTCCTGGGCGTTACTGTACACACCATCATCCTGGACAAGCATGACCTGGATCCAGAAGCCACTGTCGCAGAACTCCGTAAGGTGTATGGTGATGTGAAGTTCATCGCACCCAACGGTGTACTGGACCTGAACAGCGACGAAGCCCCAGTTGTTCAAGTGGGCGTTGTCGATGCTCATCGCGAAGCCAGTCTGACCGTGAAACGTATCGATGAAATCGTTCCGGCATCCACCGTCAAGATCGATGCAGCATTGAAAGGTGAAGAGACTGTTCTCGGTTTCGATCATCGCAACGGTGACTACAAGCTTGCCGGTGATGGCAAATCGGTTTCCGGTGAAGCCCCTTTCCGTACGGTCACTGCTGACTATCCGGAAGAAGCAGAGAAGCCAGTTGAGTAAGTGATGTCCGGTCTGTTGTTTGGGTTAGAATATTTCAAGCCTATATTACTATCCCGAGCAACAGACTTACCGTCTGGGGGGACGTGGACAACACCTCTTCTTGCTTCCTAATTTCTCACACCTGTACACACGAGGTTTACAATGAGCTTGAATAAAGAATACACAGCCGCACAAGACGCAGCCGTTAAAGATCTGGTGGAAAACGTTACGTACAACAAAGCCACCAACCACGCTACGTTCGACGCTGCCAAACTGGAACTGCCGGAAGACATCACTCCGGAATCGATGCAAGCCCACGTGTCCTACATCAACCAGCTGTCTGGCCAGGTTGAAGTGGCTACCGCGCAAGTGGCCCGTGATCAGTTCGCTGAGAACAACAAGCTGACCACCATCGACGGCACCCTGGACTTCGGCGGCTTCACCATCAATTCCCAGCACCACCTGCAACAGCAAGTGGGCGACGATCACCTGTACGGCATCTCGACCACCGCGATCGACTACTACCACAGCGAAGAACAAACTGACTGGTTGCAAGAACACCGCGACCAACACGTAACGCTGGCCACCGCGCTGTTCGGCTAATACCTCCACAGTAGTACGGATGACTAGGGAGCAATCCTTAGTCATCCACTATTACGCATTTTTATTTTTGGGATGGTCGCTATGAGTGAAACTAAAGAACAGATCAATCTTTTCCATCTTGACGTCGAACTCAAGATGAAGGCGCTAGAGAAGCGCGGTGTTCTTCAGTGCAAGTTTCCGGACATACTGATCGGTAACATTTTGATGCGAGTTGATCATACAGATCCTGAAAAGCCTAAGTTACAGGCCGGTAATATGTACATCATGCCGGACGATAGTCTTCAGGCAGGTTGGTTTCTGGCCTATGACTCGGCAGGCGTCCTCCAGATTACCGACGACATGAAAATTGCCAAATTGATTCCAGAGCTGTTAGTCCGTTACAACGCTGCACTGGACCAACTCATGGTGATTGCCGATAACGGTCTTCTCACCTGAGGAATAGTCATGGTGCATGACTACAAGAAGCTCTACTCGGATCTGGATAAAACGGGGTTCTTTACAGACCGTAAGTCTGAAGGGGACGTAAATGGGTTCAGAGTGTCATACGCGCTTACCTTCACCATGAAGCCCAATGGTGTTAACGTTACCTGTTCTATTCCTGGATACAGCCGTAGCAAGGGAAAGATTGCTGTTCCTAATATACGCGTTGTAGAGTTCTATTCCGATGGCAGCGCATGGGTTGCTCAACCGGCTAAGTTGGATGAAGCCATCCGGGCTATTGAAACGCTTATTGAGCAGCGTAAAGCAACGGGGTAATAATGGATACATACGAACTTGTTCAAATTCTTGTCAAGCTGGGTGTGTTCTTTGCCCCACAAGACCAGTTTGTAATAAAGGACTGTTTGGTAAAGCTCTACACCAATCCTCAGTTTGACAACAACGGTTTAGAAGTCTCTATTGGTCATCCCGAGTATGCTGGTGCTTACGTACCTTGGTACAGTTACACCCACGGCAGTAACGCTGGGCATTGTTTCCATGGCGATACGATAAGTGCTACGAAACTACGTGCTGCTTTGTCAGCGGCTATCGTTACTTGGTACGGTGCTGAATCAGTGGACATCATGTTTGGCGCGGGTATGTACTTGCGGCTTCTTGATACTACATTGAGATTTGATCCTGATTTTAAAGGTCACCTCAAAATAGTTAAGTTCGGTCCTCGTAAAGACCTACAAAAAGATATAGACGAACACTTGCTCAAACTTCCTTTCGAGGAAGTCCATTCTTGGGGCATGCCATTGGCCCCTTATTCTGGAGGGATCCACGTGACCACTAAACTCAATAAGGCGGAAGCCCAAGTGCCACGTATCAGCTATCGCGATGCTGTAGCCAATTTGGCGGCAGAAGAAAAGCTTCGCTTCGAGGGGGAGCACTATAAGCCCCAGAAGGCAGAGCCAAGTCCTTTCGGGGACAAGCCTGAGGGTGTGGATGATCACCCGTGGGTAGCCTGGCGTCGTAACCACTACTCCACTCCAGTGGGCATGAAGGCTGACGAATACCGTCGTGCGCTGATTGATGTACTGGAGACTGAACCCTTCCGTACATTGAACAGTCTGAATCTGGTTAACTGTGAGCGTGAGCGCCACGGTCATTTGACACTGGGGTGGGTCATCTGTATGTACTACAATTTCGGCGGTAAGTCCTGGGAAGAAATTCACCAGGTAGGCGTTGAACGCATCAAATACGATCGTCGTAAAGACGGTAAAAATTAATAGGGGGTTGCCATGCTTCATGAACTTGATTATGACAAAGACTTGGATCTGACACTCGGGCTGGTGCGTAAAGAGTTACGCGCACTGGTAGACGGCCGTACGTTCGTCGGTGAGCGGGAAATGCGTGGTGGTCAGACCGGACACTACTTCCTACCAAACAGCTTTGCCGTTATGGCGGGCCCGCGCCATCTCGGGGAAGATTCTTCTGCCCAACCTCTCAAAACGTTCACCGTTATCGCCAAGCCAGTAACAGTGGTCGTACACGGTGGCAGCACTGAATACGAGCTGATGTTTGCTAGCTTCGAAGACGCACAAAGCGGTGCTATCTCGTTGGGTCTGGAGCGTGAGGTCGCTTATAGCGACATTGTCATGCACGAAGAACTGCTAGACCAGCGGGCGGCGTTTCCAGGTATTATCGACGTGGTCGGTTCTGCGAAAAAAGCCAGTAACCGGGCTTTGATGGATATGTCATTGCATCCAGTGGGTCGTCAAGTAAGCATGGGTAGCAAAGATCCCTATTTCTTTGGTTTCATGCTTGGATCGACCATGGGCGGTGATTGCCGTTCGCTACACATCAGCATGGCTGGTGAAGGCGAGTACGACATCAAGCACTCCGGTGAGCAACACCGTTACACCCCCAACGCCTGGGTATCGGCCAGCCGGCTGTTGGAAAATCCCAACACCTTCGAAAAACTCTGCCCGTGGTCTGCTCAGTTTGTTGAAGCACTGCGGGGTAATCGCGAAAACTGGACGCCTGAGCGCGAACAGGGTTTGAAAACTATTCGTTAATCGTTTTATCCATCAGGAGCAATACCCATGTTGTTGAAGTCTATCCCTAAAGGTGCTGAATTCACTTACGGCGTTCACGGCCCATCCCTGGCCGCTATCGTGCCTGACAACGCGTTCACGCTGTTGCCTCAGGAACAGCTGCGTGACGCTGTACGTAAACTCGACGAAATCACCATGGGCTCCGTGCGCGCTCTGAACGCCAAGTTCGAGTTGCTGCGCCAAGGCATCGGTTACATCCTGTTCTACCGCATCGAACGTGATTTCAGTGGTAACAGTTTTGTTCAATTCATGGTCTATCGCCGCAACAAGACCAACAACGAAGGTCAGCTGGTCTCCAAACTGAGCCTGGGGGCTGGCGGTCATATCGAAGGTTTCGACGTGTCCTACCACCGGATCATTAAAGACGAGTTGCTGCACGGGACTCCGATCATCGATATGGGTGAAACCACCGACGATTCCGTTGATCGTGAGGGCGGTGAAGAAGTCAAGCTGTTCGACAAAGATGACCAGAACGTTACTGGCGATGTCATGGTCGATGCCAAAGAAGGCCCGTTCAACAAGATCGGCTTCGTGATGGACAGCAAGCCTGAAGAGAAAGGCTACGTCGGCAACATCCATTACGGTGTGGTGTACGCCATCGACGCTTCTGAAGCTGTTCGCTTCGAAATGGCTGAGCCTCAGAACGACGCTGTTGCCTGGGCGTGTGCTGACGACCTCAAGAACGACGACCTGTTCAAGAACCCTGAATGCCCGCTCGAACCATGGTCGCAAATGATCGCTGATCAAATCGATGCGGTTGAAGACTACATCCTGACGCACTTCGCGCCAGCGGCCTAACCGCAATGCACTGCCCTCTTCGGAGGGTGGTGTTTTATTTTTTGTCAGATGGGGATTTATTAATGTCAGAAGTTAACGTTGCTTTCAGTTCGGGTATTGATTCAACTGCTTTGTTGGTAATGGGTCTGCGTCGGGGTTTTCGTGTAAACCTGCACATGATTAACGTGTCGGGTATTCCTGAGACGATGATGTACGAAGCGTACACGATGTGGCGGATCATCGAAGAGGTCAAGAAGATGCCCTTCAAGAGTGGGAGCATTGGGACGGTCTCTTACAGTTTTGAATCGCCGTTCCCAGCTCGTATGAAAAGCGGCGCTGAGAACCAAGTCTGTAACTCTATCGTACAGCAGCTCGCTACTGTATTGGGTATGGCGGATATTCGTCGGATGAACTATGACGAATGCCCAGGCACTTGGATTGGGTGGAACAAAGCAGATGCTTCTGAATCCTCCCTAATTGAATGGGATCACACCGAGCAAGATTACGAAGACCTTGTTACTAAGGTTCCAGCTATGATCGGTCGTCTTGGTAATGCGGACAACCTGGAAACGCCTTTCCGTATGCCGTTGTGGGATTTGAGCAAGAAAGAGATCTACGCAATCTTGCCGCCAGAGTTGAAAGCGCTGACTTTGGTAAATGGCAAAGCCTATGTTGATCCTCAAAAGAACAAGGCAACGTATAACGCTTATCCTCACAAGCTCAAGGAACTCGCTCAACAGCTGGACATGGAAATGCCTGAACACTGGTCAGTTGATCTAACCGACATTCCTGCACACATTCGCATTATGTGCGGTTATGGTCTACCATCTGATGTGGGGTTGTCTGATGATGCGTTACCACTTGTTCTTGAGCTGAGCAAGTTGTTCTCGTGGAAATACAACATTACTTTTGAAAAGGCCGAGAAAAGTAACGCTGTCAGCAACTTCAAGTATTTCGTAGACAACCACATTGAACTGGTTGGTAAACTCTCCGCATTTAAGAAAGAGGAAGCAGTCGCATGAAGGGGCAGTTAATTGTTGTAGAGGGCCTAGGAGGCTCTGGAAAGACCAGTGTCTTGGATCGCATGGAAATGCAGCTGCAACAGGCTAACGTTCCTTACATCCGCACCCGTGAGCCTGGCGGTACCTTTGCTGCCGAGTATCTGCGCAAATTGTGTCGCGAAGGCATTCCGGATAACCCAGGTAAGTTGGACCCTATGACGGTGGCATTGCTGTTCAATGCTGCTCGTTCTGAAAATATCAAGGACGTAATCAAACCAGCGCTGGCAGCAGGTAAGGTGGTTCTGTGTGATCGCTTCTGTGATGCAACGTTTGCCTTCCAACATGAGGCCGGTCTGAAGAATCTGCTCGACCTTCATCTGGCGGCACACGGTGATTTCTTCCCGGACCTTACTTTCCTGTTGGACGGCGACCCTGCGATCTTCCAACGCCGGATTACCCCTGAAGAAATGGCCAGCGATCAGTTTGACTCCATGGGAATGGAGAAGCTGAACATCGCCCGCAAGAACTTCGTAAACCTGACCAAGTTCCGAATTCACGACGGCCGTTACGTTTTGGTTAACGCTGAAGTTAACCAAAACCAGGTCTACGCGCAGATCCTCCCTGATCTGATGGGTGTCATTGACCGGATGAAACAACGCCCGGATCCAGTGCCGGCACCAACATTAGACCAGCTGTTGGAGCTTTCGCAGAAATCCACAAAGATGTTAGAAGGTCTGGTTGAGACCTACACCCCTACCGACCGTCCCGCGGTGTCGATCAAGGACTAGATGCTATAGTCCAAACAAGAGGTTAGGGTTATGACACCTGATGACGAAATGCGCCAACGGCTTCACCTGGATTCCCTGGGCAAGGTCTATTCGACTGTTCCACCGGAACGTAACTCCTGGAGCCCTCAAGGCTTGAAGGAAGATCCGAACTTTGTAAAACGTGCTGAACCGCCTAAGCAGTTCGGTTACGGGATGGAACTGAATCTCCCCAAACGTTAACTCGTTATTATACCTACCTAGCCCGTAATAGGCTAGGTAGGTATATTTAAGATACATCATCTTTCAGGTCTATATTACTCCTGTGATTAAGACAATTAAGTCTTTCATACTCCGGAGTAACATCATGAACAATTCCATCGCTACTGTTTCTTTCATGGCTGACCGTTTCGCTAAACTGCTGGCCAACATCGCTTTCGAAATTCCATTCGAACCAGAGTGGAAAAACGGCACTGGTTACTTTGACCATGCTGTTGATTGCTACGTGCCTGAAGGGCGTGTGGTCAAAGCTGTTTGCCCAAGCACGCAACGCCGCATCGTTCTGGTCGGCACCGTGCTGGGTACTGTGGTTGTGTTTGAACGCTACACGCCAGACATCGGCCAGGCATTCATTCTGACCTGGCATGCTCCTAAAGCGCTGCGTGCATTCATTGGCGAACCAGCACTGACGTCGGACACGCTGGAAAAGATCGTCTGCACCTACCACCCGCAGGAAAACATCAGTGCGCACGTTGACCGTCTGATTGACGATGGCATCAAAGCGCGCATTGCCCGCAAGGTGGATGTAGCGTCGATACACATGCCAGCTCCAGAGAAGGGCGTTGCCTGCCGTGTGGTGCCTGACGATGAAGTATCGTCGGATTACCGCCCGTTGGTGATTGCTGACTCCAACGTGTCGCAGATCTTCGTGGCTGTTGCTAAAGCAGTTCATGCAGCCAAGGGTGTGGTAAAAGACGATCACCGCGCATCCATTGGCGGTACCCTGAAGCTGTGTGGTGTGGCGACTCTGGATAATGGTGATTCTTCCATTCCAGTGGCGCTGATCGACGACGAGTACTTCTCGCTGAACGAACTGTACCTGGACGAAGCGGGTGTTCCACACGTGTCCACTCGTTCGGTGGCTGGTGTGATTCACACGCCGAAGTCTCAGAACGTGACACTGGAGCAAGGCATCGCTGCTTACAACAAGGCGATGGAAGGCAATCGCTTCTCGTGTGGCCAAGTCAACAACGTAGTCCTGTTCTAAGCAGGACGTAAAAGGCGGGGGAGAAATCCTCCGTCTTTTATTTTTTGGGGGATTAGGAATATTCCCCTTCATCAAAGGAGTTAGTTATGCGATTGCTTATCGTGCTGTTATTGGTGGTCCTTGCTTCGGCAGAGCCCGCCATGGCCAGAGCAGGTATCATGGCTGGTATACCTGAGAGCAAACAAGAAAGTGTTCTGATGAGCTGTGACACGGAAGCTGGCAAGAGTCTGCTAGTCCTTCGTGATCCAGATACAGACACCTTCACGATTCTCTACGGTAAAGACCTGATCCGGCCTGAGCAGATAGTAGTCAAGCTAGGCAATGACATGGGTACCTCCTATCACCATTCCGCGTCGGAAGCTACCGACACTCGAGAGATCTACTCGGCGGATGGGCAACAGTTCACTACAGTGGGCTATATGGATAAGGCAGGTGTCATATCGGCGTATTACAAATTACAAACCGGTGTGACAGTGTTGATCTCGGATAAGTGTACTGCGGCTAGTATCAGCAGTGCGTTTGACTTCTCTGAGAACTTCTCCAATATGACCGAGGTTGACTAAGGTAGCGGGAGGGTTTCCTCCCCCACCTACCTTTCTTTATTTTTTTGCTTTAAGTACAGGAGTACGTTATGAATCGGTTTCGTATAGCGGACCGCAAAAACTTCCAGCTCTTTCAGGGCATTCTTACTGTTGCAGGCAATTACCTTCCTTTGGGCTTTATCTTCAGAGTTTTCAACCACATGAAGAAGAACCCTGAAGGATACGATCAAGAGTGGTTGTACAACGCTCTGTGTGCTACCAAGGACCTCTCTCAGCTACATTCCCTACCTGAGGGTGCTCTTCACGTGATGTACGCCGTGACGATGCTTATGGAGACTGGTAGGACGTATGAGAGTTCTATTCCCACAGACGCCGCTGCGGCGTTTGCTGTGGTGTTCTTGAATGAACATGCCGACGGTTTCTTCTCTGATGACGAAATACAAAGCATCTACAAAAGCTGTCGCCGTACCAGCGTCATGAATATGCGACCTTCGGTGGACACCACCATTGCTGTTGTGGCAAATGAAGTTCGGTTATTAACGGACATCTTTTATCCGAACCCGGCAAAGATGGTGATTGAATTTGTCAGAAACAATTCTACGCCTAATCTCGCCCCCATGGAACCTGATGAATGGTGCAGAGAGTTAGCGGTTAGTTTCGCTGAGCGCTTTGGCCGTCGTGGAACGGCGTGGAAAACGCTGCCAGTCATGGTTCTAAACAACAAGCAGGAGCAGTTAAGAAACTTCCAGGCTCTGGCTGATGACGCGGATTATATCAGCGGGCTTGTGAAGAATAACTATAACCGCATTTTTGCTCGAAGGTAAAAAGGTATGTCAGCACTCATCGAGGACTTCATACTGGTCGCTATCTGGGCAACCGTTGTTGTCTTACTGGTGGTACGGCACAAGGAAAGACGTGGGCTGCTCTACGGATTAACCTTAACCGATGACGGTATGACGTTCTGGTACAGATTAGGAATCTACGCCGGAACTGTAACGATGGTTCGCGATGTGATGGTAAAGGAGCCACAACTAACCGGAAACGTTGTGGGTTGGTTGTGTCGGTTCCCTGTTCGCTACACGAATAAGGAGATGTGCAACTACATCAGGATGTATGCCCCTTTCTGTTCTGAGACCACGCCTCACTCGAAGGACCTTTGGATCTTTAATGAGGTGGTCAATCGAAACAACAATGGTTTGATTAGTGTCTATGGTCAGATCTTCTTGTTTGACAATCGCGATGGTAAAGGCTTTTATTGAAAAGCAGCTATAAGCCCTCCTAGCCCGCAAAGGCTAGGAGGGCTTATATTTACGCTTAACCCAGGTAGTCGCCTGCCTCGGCCGCTACGGTTGCTTTCGCTGCCGTCATGCGTTCGATGGTACCTGCGTTGGCGAGGTTTTCCAGTACCGAAGTACGTTCCTGGAAGCCGGCCGGTGCAGTCACCGCGTCAGGGTTGAACAGTGGGAGCAGTTGCAGCATTTTGCGAGCGATCTGTTTCACCGCGAGGGTGTCCATTTCGATCACGCCGGTGAATTCCATCTCGATGGAGCGGATTTGGTTTTCGTCGGCTTTGTTGCGCTTGATCTCGATCGGAACGGTCGTGGTCGGCTGACCGGCAACCAGGATAGCGGCGTGAGCCACGTCCTTCATGTTGCGGGTTGGCTCGAAGTAGATCGCCGAGTACGAGGTGTCGTCGAGCAGCATGTCGCCCGGATCATCCAGAATCACCATTTTGGCGTTCAGGATTTCAGGGTCCATGACACCCCAACGCGACCAGGTCTTCAGCATGTGAGTGAAGACTTCACCTTCCACGTCGTAGGCCTTGTGCGTCACGCTACCCAGGGAGCGGGTAGCGCCGGTTGCCACGGACATTTTGTGACCAGTCCACTCCATCGAACCGAAGTTGATTTCTGTGGAGTCACGGATACCGCTCCATTCCTGCGAACGGTTCTCGAAGAACGCCTTGCACAGGGAATGGAGTTTGGTGCCGCCCGGCAGACGGGAGAAGAATGCCGGAGTACTCAGGACAATACACCAGCCCTGTTGAGACACGTGCGGCTGAGCCGACATGTACTCGAATACGTTACCGGCCCAACCGTACATGCCACCAGCGTCGCCATCGATGACGGGACGATTACCGAGGTCCAAGGCCTCGACAAACGGATCGCTCGACGGCATCAACGTGGTGTCTGTACGGTGCGGGTAGTTAGTATCAGCAGCCATAACTACTTACTCCTTACGAGTTGGTGGCCAGATCTTCTTCGTTGTAGGCAAAGAGATCCAGGTTCATCATGTACTTACCCTTGTTGAAGTAAGCATGGGCGATGGTGTTCATCACAGCACGACCACCCGGTTGGGTCTCGTCGTAGCTTGGTACGAACGTGATGGACTTGCACAGGCCACCGAGGTTGTCGCGGCACTTGCGTTCCGCGCCGTCTTTGAAGTTGGCCACGTAGTCGGAAGCCGACAGCGAGGTGTCACCGCAGACGTTGTTCCACTCGTCTTGTGCGATCTTCTCGATGCACACGCAGAGGAAGTTGGTGACCAGGTCCTTCAGCACGGAATCCGCGTTCGGGTACAGGGTAACCAGCGATGGGCGGAACAGGGTTTCGACGTTGCGCGGACGCAGCGTGATACCGCCGTTGGTGAAGTTGTCGCCCGCCACGAAGTCTTCCTCGAACTCGATGTTCGGGGAGTGCATGATGCGCAGGTTGCGGTTGTCCTTGCTGTCAGGCGAGAACGCTGCACGGATCACACCAGCGCTGTTACCAGCGAAGAGTGCAAACGCGTAAGCCAGGTCGAGGTTACCCGACATTGCTTCGCCGGACTTCTCGTCGATCATGTAAGCTTCGATGAGGTTGACCGCCGAACGGCAGGTTGGGGTACCCCAGTACTGGGATTCCGGGAACAGCTTGGCTTGAGCGGACAGCGCAGTGAAACGCGAGTACACTTCGGCCAGAGTGTTCGTCTTGCCTGGGGTGAAGACCGTGGCATCAGGAATAACGATGATGTCCTTACGGCTGGCAAGCAACTGCACCGAGAGGTCTTTGACTTCTTGAGAGAAGCCGACGTCCCAGTAGAACGACTGACGGTTCTTGGTGTAGTTCTTGGTTTCGGTACCGGCCAGGTACTCGGTCATGTCCAGCGCCATCAGCTTGTTGTTGATTTCCCAAGCTTGAACGTTGGTGATCGGGAACTTGGCGTTGGCCAACACGTTGAACGGGTCATCCAGCTCAGGCTGTGTAGCGTAAGCCGGCAGTTTGCCGTCAGCGTCCAGGAACGGCGAAACGCCACCCTTGGCTTTAACCGAACCGGTCATGTCCCAGGTCACAGCACCAGCGCTAACGAGCGCGTAGTACGGAGCACCGGTGTGGTTCACGCAGGTGAACGGGTTCATCTGCTGGTACGGGAACTGGCTCGTGTCGAGCATGTTCGGGTTGTTCGGCTCTTCAACCGCGTACATCGCCTGGCAGAGCGAAGCGATATGGTCTTCGTAAACGTAGACCGAGTTGAACGGCTGTTGAACAGGCACAACCTTGCGGTTGACGTTCGTGCCGGTGAACTGACCGAAGCCGTCTTTGATGCTGAACCGCACACCATTGATTTCGGTTTTGAAGAGGGTATACGAAACGGTTTCCAGACGTTTTGGCGTCTTGGAGAAACTGCGTGCGCCGGTTTCGGTTTCGGTGAACATCTTCAGATCGAACGGGAACACACCCGTTGCAGTCACGAATTCCGAAACAGCACGCCAGTTAACAGCGTTGTCCGAAACACCGGTCACCAGGCCACCGCGGTTGTACAGGTCGCCCACACCGGCCACTGCTTCGAAAAGCGGGTAGACGATGGTGTCAGGCACGGCAGGAACTTCACCGTTGGCCGGGGTACCAGTGATGGTGCGACGGGTCAGTGCGCCAACTGCAACGCCTTTCTTCGCTTCAGGATCAGGCTTGATCTCGATGCTCAGTGCAGTGGTGAACGTTTCGCCGGTTGGAATCTTTTTGCCGTCGGCGTCACGCTTGAACTTACCAGCCAGGTCACGCTCGTAGTCTGGCAGTTCTACCAGTTGAACGAACGCAGAGATTGCCACACGGGCAACTTCTTTGTTAGCCGATACACGACGAACACCGATCGACGCTTGTTGGCCCTGAGACAGCGCAGCAATCAGCGCAGCGTTCGGGTTGTAGTACGGAGTGGTGTGGTCCAGCACGTTACCGAACTTCTTGGTGAAGTCGGACGTGGCGATCCACTGGGTACCCTTGTCGTCCGCCAGATCACCCACAGGGGTCACCATGGTAATGACCGGAAGATGCAGCGGATACGTCGGGTTAGAGATGGTGTAATCGGGGATCGACTTGTCGTTGATACCACGATTATTCACTTTCCCCGGAATGATGCTGTTAAGAACAGTCATGGAGAACCTCGTTGATGTCCTGTTTGTGGGTCCTAAAACAATCGTATGCTAGCCATTTCTGGGCCGTACAGTGTGTTATACCACTGGCACATAACATGTTATTTTTAGAGGTAACCTCATGCTGATCAACGCCTATGACACTACGGTCGGGAAACCCTTCAAGGCTACTGACAAGGTCGAGAGCACTATTAAGACCCTTCATGTGACTCGTAACCTGACCCCCACAAAGAAACCTGGGGTGTTCGTGGTGACCCATGAAACGGATCTTCCAATCCCTATTTTCGCCTTTCCAATCACCATGGAAGGGTTCAATCGTCAACTGATTACCGTCTACGACGAGCGTCCGTTCCGCAACAAAAGCAATGCCATCGTTAACCAAAACGAAATCACCATCATGCGTCTGGCGGCGTTCATGCAACACGACGTAGCCGAAGGTGATGTGGTTCCGTTGAAGAACTGCCGACTGATGGCGACCAAAGCGTTCTCGGAAGCATTCGGTGCTCGCTTGATTCGTCGGGCTGGTCTCGATGTCAACGCCGGCCTTACCCTCAAGGTGCTGCTGTCGTTCTACATGGTCTCGATTCAGGAAGACCTGGGCACCGGCTTGGACATGTTGGCGCTCAATGTGATCCGCTCGATTTACGGCACCGAGAAAGGTTACATCATGGGTGTGATCGAAGGGCTGTCCCGGATGACCACGCTGGAGCAATTGTTCCAGGCCATTCACGATAACCCTGTTCTGTACCAACTGAAAGGCGTGGAGTTCAAAGACTTCATGGCACTGTTGGGTGGTATCAGTTTCGTGGCATTGGGTAGCAAGGTGATCATTGCCTCGGCTGAAGCCCCTTGCCTGTTCACCGCACTGGTCTACGGTGCAGCGCGTTACAAACTGTACGCTAAGACCCCGTTGGGTATGGCGTTGGATCCTAAATACAACAAGGGTGTACTGGAATCGTTTACTAAACACATCGATTACACCTACGACCTCAACGGGTAAACATCATGGGTATTCGTGGACCGGAAGACAATACGCCGCTGGTTCGATACACGGACGATCATCTCTGGTCTAATCCGGAAGAGAACCAGCAGTACCAGGTAAAGCTCAATCGCATTACCGAGGAATACGGTTACAGTTCCAATTTCAGCTACATGAACAAGTGGCGAACCCTGCCCAAGAAGAACACGTTCTTCCATGTGTTCTCGGCGGGTGGTCTTCACCCTGGGTTCTGGAACTTCAAGAACAACACCCTGCGACGCAATCCGTTGGATCGTTGGGTGAACATCGGCTTGCTGTGTAAAGCGCGTGGTCTGAAAGTTGATGTCTATTCGACCAAAGGCTATTCGCAGAGCCGCAGTCACTGCTGGTTGATGGTGACGTACGACGGTCTGGTGTTGATCGCTATTCAGAAGCTGGGTAAGACCCCGGTGGTTGATGGTGATGCCATGCGCTTCCGCTGCTACACGCCTTCGGTGTTGGTGGATAAGAGCCGTTTGGTGGTTAACGAAACGGGTAACCCGTACATCTTCGAAACCTGTGTGTACGAGAACCCGGGTGAGTACGGTACCTTCCTGGCTCGCTATAACGCGGTTAAGGCTCGTCCTGGTTATACCGGGTTGATCCATAACGGTGTGGAGATCTACGGAACGCCGGCAGATATCAATCCGATTGCGCCAGGCGATGTGATCGAGTTCTGGCACGATCCAACGGTACTACGTGCTGATCGATACGCGTACACCACGTTGCTGTCGTTCCATTCTGATCTGGACCAGAAAAAGAAACTCATTCTGCATCCGCCCAAGATCAAGGGTGACTTCACCATCCGTTACTTCGACGACAACGATTACTTCCTGTTGGGGGCTAAACGTCGTGGTCTCTATCTCCATCGCAATGATGAGAAGACCATTCGTCAACTGACGCATGTCGATGTGGCTGTGGCAGACGATGTGGTTAACGCCATGACTGAATACCACCCAGACCTGAGCGATCCAATGGACTGCCAGATCCTGGTACTGGTTCGCAAGACCGCGTGGGTATTTCAGTGGCCTCATGAACACCAGCGTATCCGTTACCTGTATCGGATGCCGGACATCGACATCATGCGTGCCATGGTAGATGCTCGAGCCAACATGCCGGAATGGACTGCCAAGGAATTGGAACAAGGTCCTGTCTTGCAGTTGCTGCGCAAGCAGTGGAAGAACGTCAAGCGTGATGACGCGATCCTGTCGGTAGGCTACAACGCCGCCACGCGCGTTCTGAGCGAGACGCCGGTGCGAGCCACCTACTTGCTAGGCAGTCGTGGTGTGGACGTTCCTGTGACCTACCAGGAGGGTTTCACGGCCTGGGAACATGACGCCAACGGCCAGCTGTTGGAATGGCGGAACATGACGGGTGTGTTGTACTACTCTCCGAACAATCCTGCCTGTGCCATGGTTGAGTTCACCATGGGGTCTACCGGTCGTGTGTTGGATACGTTGATCACCAACCAGGACGTTGATGTTTCCAAGGATTGGGATTATCAGGTCTACGTGTCTTCGTGGAACATCAACCTTGGTGAGCTGGTGGGTCCGTGGACTAACGTGACGGGTGATCCTGCCATGTACATCATCAAAGATGGTGTGCTGATTTGGAAAGGCCTGGACCGTGTCAACAAGCGCGGTATCCTGATCACCAACAAGAAGATCCTGGGTTACCAGTTCCAACTGGACCACATGGATCACAGCTTGGCGTTTGCCATCACGGACGTTTACGAAGATGGCGGGCAACTGGTTGATCTGACGTTTGCACAGATCGACATCTGGCTGAACAAACATCCGTTGGTCGACAAAGTTGACTGGATCTACAAGGACGGGTATTGCTACATCATCAACAAGGAGTTTTTAGTTGATGGGCCTCAAGACATTGTTGTCCGCGCTATGGGTCTCGATAAAACTGTGGTGCTGCCGAACGCTGACACAGAACTGGGATTTGTGGATGGTGGGGTTATCGGTCGCGTTGATCGTTATAATCTGCGCGGCGATCGAGTTACTCGTACGGTTATTAATGGAGCCCTTTACCTGACCGATGAAGTTCCACGGGCAGAGCGAGAAGTTCCAGACGACATCGGTAACCCTCTGAACGGCAAGCCGTACATGGTTAAGCACCACTGGTGTCCGATTCGTTTCGTCGATGACTACGACCTGTTGCCTTATCGTCAGCGCAGTCGTGAGACGGATCAACGGGTAAGTGATTACCTCACCAAGTACTTGCCGAAGCCTCGAACCAATGACGAAGAGATTGACTGGGAGAATGGGGATCCTCATCGTCCAGACGGCAGTGGTACGGCGGTGATTCCAAACCTGCAAGACAAGTACCGTCTGTTCAGCCCGTTCTTGAACGTGGTTGTGAACGGCGTACTGAACGGCCTGATCCACCTGCCGAACAAGGATAGCGGGGATACCTACTACAGCGACCAGGATATCAAGGATACGCTCAAGGCGTATATCTGGTGGTTGAAGTACGACCCTGTGCCCCTCAAGTTTGACCGTCGTTATTTTGCTATTACCCCGTTTGCCAACTTCGGTAAACTTACCGTATCGGATAAACAACTCATCTTCTTCAAACAGGTCAACGATCTCTACCTGGAGTCGGTCTGCGTGATTGAAGGCTATTTTGAGGTGAACAACAATGTTTGACCAGACGCCGTTGTCTAATGCGATTGCTGCTGTTGCGGGGACGAACATCAGTCCCCTCAATACCGGTGAACGCAAGAACTTGCACTACCTCTGGAACATCTACGATCCAGACATCCATCCACCAAGTGACCTGAAGAAGTACGTGGTTCCGCAAGAAGGGGAATTGGTGTTCGATCCTCCTAACGGCATGATCTACCTCGTGGCTAAGGTGGATTGGCAGGCTACCCTGAAATCGACACTGGTGCCTTGGCGCTTGCAGAACGTCGACGAGGGTAACACCACCGATCAGGATTACATCTACGGTCTCCGTGGTGGTCCGATGGCCGGTGAAGCCCTGCTGTCGATCGACTACTCGGTTCGTCCGAACGTAGCCCGTGTCGATGCTACCATCATGCGTCCAGGCGCCACCCACGCCTTCGTGTACCTGGGCAGTTCGGCTGTTGAGAGCAACATCATCTCAGCTCAGTACGACCAGTCGATGAACATGGTCAGCAAGACTGTTCCGGTCAAGTTGGCATTGATCAACGAGTACACGAACAAGAACATCATGACCACCGGTCCGTTCAGCGTTACCAAGAACGAGCTGGCACTGCCTGATGGCACTCGTGCGTGGCTGGTGTTCTTCGAGGGTGAGAACTTCATCCCGCCTGCTCAACCGTTGATGGTTCAGCATTCGTCGTACATGAAGGACCACAACGTTGGCGTCAAGTTCGTTACCGGTGTCGAGTTGCTGTCGCCATGGTTCACCCATGTCAGCGATCGCGATCGTCTGATCATTCCGGTCAACGTTCAATTGGCGGCTGTTGAGCTGCGTGCGGTTACACATTACTCGGATGGTTCGACGTCTGACCCTGAAGCGGTTAACGGCGGTGAATACAGCCTGTACGGTGTTAACGAGTACCGTCCTAAGTTCCCTGGTCAAACCGCTGATGTGGTATTGGTCAAGAAACTGGGTGCCAACGAGAAACACTACATCGCCCAGCCAGGTAACCCTGACTTCGTTCGTCACTCGTATACCTTCGAGGCCGGTGCAGCCAAGGGTGCTTACAGCCCACGGATCTTCACCTACCCTCAGTGGGATGCGAGTCTCAACGGTTACCGCTTGCAGCACTTCCTGTACGACTTGGATCGCAAGACGTTCACCGAAGTTACCGACGTTGTTACTTACAACGACAAGAGCCCGGTCTACAAGCCATCGGCCTACGGTCTGTCGCAGGCACTCATCTTCAACATCAACCTCAAGGACGTCGCTCAGACGTACGAAAGTGTGCCGTTCATTCAGCACAACGAGATTGTGTTGCTGAAGGATGTCAACGGTCCAGGTAAACGCTGGAGTGTGAACTACAGCTTCGGCAAACCTGCTTATACCGCGTTGAATGTTGTGGCGAAGAACAACGGGGCCAACACCACGTTCAGTGTCGTCAACGGTCAGGATGCGATGGATGAGTGGCTGGACGTGATGTACTGGTCCGTGTACCCAAGCTACGACATCTTCAACGAAGACGAGGCACCTACCCCGACGCACTTCGATCTGATGCATGAAGACGGCCGTAAGTGGCGCTTCCCGGTTGAGGCCTGGAATGACGACAATGCGATCACCGTGGCCATGCAGAAGGGCAAGACCTGGTACCTCAACTGGATCAACAAGTCGGTATCGGGCGTCGAGCTGCAACTGGGTATGACCGGTGTAACGGTAGAGTTGGCACCTTAATGTTATACGTGTAATCCATCATTGGAGAAATGTATGACGTCGCAAGTTAAAGTGGATGCCCACTGTGTTGATACCAAGGAAGTCGTTGTTCGCGTGTTCAACGTGAAGACCGATCAACTGATCGAAGAGTTCGCGCTGCAAAACGGTGAAAGCCGTGAAGTGCTGATTTACGATGACCGTGCGGTCGCGACCTACGAGCGTCTGAAAGACGAAACCGTGGATCCGGAAGTCGGTGTACCGGCAGCAATCCTGAAGTAAGCAACTCGCTCCAACAGGCCTGGGGTTAACGCCCTGGGCCTGCTTTATTTTCAATGTGTTATGTTTATTTTTTGATATGTTCAATGGGGGTCTATCATGGACACAACTGAATCTGACAATACATCAGCCGAAGCACGGCTAAAGTTTGCAAAAGAGTTAGTGGAGTATTTGGGTGCTCAGAATCTGCCACCTGAGCTGATCGACGATCGCAAGAACCGGGTGGATTGGGAAAAGCGTACCGAAGACGAATTGGTCATGGCTCACTTCAATGAAGACAGCCTGAGCAAGATCAAGACCGTTCGTTTCCTTAAGGACTTTCCTCGTTACCAGGCGGCCGCTGACCGCACTACCAAGAACACCAGCTTTATCCGGACGGCAGAGATCTTCCGGCAGCAGGGGATCAAGAACTACTTCTTCCTGCTGCAACTGAACAACCCGGCTTTGATCGGGGTGGACCCGTACGACGAGAACTTGACCAACGAACAGAAGGTCATGGTCATGCACGAATGTGAGACCAACTTCTGGTATTTCCTTCGTGAGGTTTGTAAGCTGCGCGCTGATCGTCAGTTCTTGGCTAACCGGGGTAACATCAGTTTCATCTGGAACTACCTGAACCACATCACCCAGTACATGATCATGCCTCGTCAACAAGGCAAGTACCAGGACGATAACGATAAGGTTCGTAAAGCAGACGGGACCTGGGTGCGTATCGGTGATCTGCAAGCGGGTGATCAAGTCATCGACCGTTACGGTAAAGAGTCCACGGTAATTGGTATCCATGCTCAAGGCATTAAGCGCTTGTACCGGGTTCACACCAGTGACGGTCGTTATGTCAGCGCAGGACCTGAGCACCTCTGGACATTGGCAGATCATAGCCGTACTGTAAATGACGATCCAGTCTGGGACGATTACACTACCGCAGAAATGATCACCAAGCTCAAGGATGATGTAAAGCTCGAACTCCCGTTGATCGAAGCGGAGAAGGGCGTCAAGCAGAACCTGGCAATTGACCCTTATGTGATGGGCACACTTATTGGGGGTCAACGCATTGGTGGTTTCATCCTCATTAAGAAAGTCTCTGAGTCTGCCGATGCCTGGATTGAAGAGAACCTGCCTGAAAGCCTGGAGCTGGTGAAGAAGGGCAATCGTCGCGAGATCCATTCAACCGACGAGAATGTCAAGATCAGCTTCGATCCGGACATGGGTCTGCCGGCTAACTACCTGGAAGGGGCTCTGGAAGATCGTCTGGCCGCGCTGCAAGCGTTTCTCGACCAAGGAGCAATCGGTGAGGAGGGTGTGGTCTACAACACCACCAGCAGGCTTGTAGGCGGTCACGTTCAGTACCTGGCCCGTAGCTTGGGCGGTACGGCTTCCAAAGCGGGTAGCAAGATTACAGTTACACTGCCGCATTCGATGGCACTGTTCAAGTACAAGCATGTTGAGGAAGAGTTCGTTTTCCCTAACCGTTTGTTTGTAGAGCGCATCGAGTATCATGGTGAAGCACCGTGCACCTGCATTGAGGTGGATAACGAAGATCACCTTTATGTCACCGACGACTTCCTGGTCACGCACAACACGGTCTCCGTGCAAGTGATTGCGTTCTGGTTGACGTACATCATGGGGCGTGGCTACAAGTCTCACCTGGTAACCCTGAAGTCGGATAACCGTGCTCAGTTCATTGACGCGATCAAGAAGATCCGGACATGTCTGCCGAAGTACCTGGTTAACCCAACCTGGAAGGACAAGGACGCGGGTAACTACCTGACGTATAAAGCGTTTGGGGAGGAGCACGTTAACACCCTAACCATCTCAGTACCCCAGATGGGTGAAGACGCCGCAGGCGACCTTGGACGGGGTCTCACGGTAGGTACCACGAACTACGACGAGCCAGGTTACATCAACTGGATCGAGGCGATCATCAACGGATGCTCTCCTTCTGCTTTGACAGAGATGGAGATTTGTCGTGACAGCGGTATTCCTTACGGGATCAGTTACATCACGACACCGAACACGACCCTGCACCCAAGTGGCGCATTCATGTTTGAGAAACTGATGACGTCGACGGAGTGGCGTGAGAAGTTCTTCGACTCGTACAGCGAGAGTCACCTGAAGATGCGCTTGTTGAAGGCGTCTCCTCGTAAGACCACCTCGCCGTCTGTGGCCCTTGTGTATAACTACCTGCAACTGGGTAAAGACAAGGCCTGGGTACGCGAGACGATCGACAGCCTGAACCTCAGCCTTGCTAAGGCCAAGATCGACTTGCTCCTCATGTGGGTTGAAGACGGTGAGAACCGTGTGTTCGATGACATCACTCGTGAAGCGATTAACAACGTGAAGCGGGATAAGGTCTGGAGTAAGGAGTATCGTGACAGTGGTCTGTTTATCGACTTCTTTGTCACGCAGCAAGAACTGCTGGAGATGGCGAAGAAGAGTTATAATGACTTCTTCCTCATTGGGGTGGATACCTCGTCGGCTATCAACAAGGATGCTTGTACGCTGATTATCCGCAGTATGAAGACTGGTAAGGTCATTGGGGTGGGTCGTTATCAGTTGGCATTCTTGGACGACGTGACGGGCATTATCGTCGACATGTTGGCCACTTTGGAAAACAGCCTGCTGGTGATTGAGCGTAACTATGCTCACCACATGATCGACAACCTGCTGGTTATGCTGCCGGCCAAGGGGATGGACCCATTCACTCGCATCTACAACACGGTCTTCCAAGATCCTGTTAACCATGCGAAGGAATACGAGGCAGTGCAGCACACCAAGTTTGCCCACCGCAGTAAGAGTTTCTACCTGAAGTACAAGCAGTTCTTCGGGTTCATCACGACCTCTACTTCACGTCAAGTGTTGTATGGCCTGATTCAGGAAGCTGTGGGTAACACAGGGTATGGCCTGCACTATGATCGGCTTGCTGATGAGTTGATCAACCTCAAGACCCGAGGCGACCGGATTGACCACGATAGCAAACAGCACGATGACTTGGTTATCGCCTGGCTGCTGACGTACTGGTTCATTAAGCTGGGTATGAACAAACCGATGTACGGAATCCCGACTGGGATTGCCCTCACGGAAACTCGTAACCTGCTCGATGCCGGTAAGCAGAAGAATGCTCCTGAAGTTGACCCAAGTGTTGTTTCGTTCTTGGACAACATCAAGAAACGTGTACAGAAGTTGACGGACGAGTTGTTGAACACCAACGACAATATCCTCGCCATGAGGTTGGAGGCTGAGATCAACAAGCTCAGCAGACTGCTCCCACCTGAAACGGCTAAACTCCTGACCGTGGATACCTTGATCGAGGAGGCTAAGCTCGAAAGGGCTAAGCGTATCTTGAGAGAACGTAAGCGCGCATAAACCAAACCCTGGAGCCCCCGCAAGGAGGCTCCAGGGTAAGGGTCGTATTCGTTATGGCGAGCTGTGGGTAACCAAGATGCTCTTGATGATGCAGACGGAGCCGTCATCGACTGGGGTGTCTGGGGAGTAATCAACCTGGTTGTACACACCGCCGTGGAATTGGAGTAATTGGCGTTGCCAGGAGGAATCCATTTGCAGGTTGCACGGTTCGAATGCCACACCGTTGCAAGTCCCGTTGATCTGTACTTTACCGCTACGGGTTACACCGATATTCAGCTTGAATTTGGCGCCCAGGGGCACGCCACGTTGAATGCTGACGTTAACGATGTCTGGGTTAACAAAGCTCTTGCGGAAACCCGCCGTGATATTGCCACGATTCCAGAATACCTTGAGCGGTGGAGTGGTGGCGTCTTTGACATGGATCTGTCCGATAACCACCTTGTCAGCATGGTTAACTTTGGAAAGGATCATCTCCTGACGATTCCAATGACGGTCAGCACTGGAGAGTGACCAGTACTCGGCTTCTTTCCATTCACAGCGTGTACGTTTGGTGCTCTTGCTCGACGCACCTTGAGTAGGGGCTGACAACTGGAGGGAACCGTCT